TAAATACCGAAACACAAGCTTAATTATGTTACAAGCAGAACAAATAGCTAATAATTACGAGAAACATCTTAAGATAGTAGAACACTATATTAAGGACATCCGTAAGGAACAGGTAAAGAAAATGCTTACTAAATTAGGGGATAACTATGTTATGTCACCTGCTAGTGGTAAGTCTTGGTATCATAATGCTTTTCCTGGAGGGTATGTTGATCATGTTAATAGGGTTGTAGAGTATGCTCTTAAACAAAGACGATTATACTCTGAAATGGGAGGTACTATAGATTTTACTGAAGAGGAGTTAGTTTTCTCTGCTCTTTTTCATGACCTAGGTAAGATAGGTGACGGCAATGCTCCTAACTACTTACCTCAGAATGATAAGTGGAGGAGAGATAAATTATCAGAGGTGTATACATTTAATGAAGATCTAGATTTTATGCTTATTCCAGATAGATCGTTGTATATTTTACAGAAATTTGGAATTAAGGTAAATCAGAAGGAGTATTTAGCTATCAGATGTCATGACGGTGTTTTTGATAAAGCTAATGAAGCATATTTTTTCTCTCATAGAGAATCATCTAGACAAAAAACATCAATTATATCTATATTACATAGTGCAGATTTCTTAGCTTCTAAAGTTGAATACGATATATGGAAGAAAAATGGCGGTGACAGTACTCCTAAAGTGCAGAAAACAGCATCTTCTACAGGAAAACAAGTAAAATCCTCAGAAGGCTTAACTAATTTATTAAAAAATATTTAAAACTAATGATTACTACAGTTATTATATTATCACTATTAAATATAGCAGCGATTATAGCGATACGTAATCTTATGATAAAAGTAGAGAAATACGAAGATATTACAGTGAATCAAACAGAATATCTTCAGAATATATCAAATACAATAAGAGATTCACAAAAGCACCTAAAAAATCTTGATCAGAAAGGGGTATTTCAAGGAGAAGACGAGGTCGGTTATTTTTTCAATCAAATGATGAACGTACAAAAAGAGCTAGACCGATATATGCTCCCCGAAAATTATGGCAAGAAAAAAGAGTGATAAGAATTATTTTACAAAAGAAACAGAAAACTACATAGTATTATATAATAACTCAGAAGATACAGATTATAGGAATGAGATTTTTACAGAACACATCTACTACCCTTTCTATAAACTAGCAGAAAATATAATACATACCTTTAAATTCTATTATACCGATGTTTACGATATAGAAGACCTTAAACATGAGGTTGTTTCTATGTTACTTGAGGAAAAAATAATGAAATTTGATCCTGAGAACGGTGCAAAAGCGTATTCTTATTTTGGTACGATAGTTAAAAGATGGTTGATAAATTATAATAATAAAAACTATAAAAAGCTAAAGCGTATTGGTTCTTTCGACGATATGGAGGAAACATATGAAAGAAGTACTGAAATTACTCTTTCTGAAGGAATCTCTCTTAAAGATTTTTTAGATATTTGGGTAGAAAAGACATACCTAGAATTAGATAGTATTTTCACTAAAGAGAATGAAAGAAAAATAGCTGATGCAATTTTAACTATTTTTAAAACTCGTTACGATTTAGATATCTTCAAAAAGAAGGCATTATACATATACGTTAGAGAAATGACCGACTGTGAAACTCCTCACCTTACTAAGATCGTTTCTATTTTGAAATCAAACTTCTACACAATGTATCAAAAGTATTATGACGAAGAGAAGTTAAAAATAACATAATAATTATCTATTTATTAGTAAAAACTATGGAATCAGATAAAGAAATCTTTAAAGGTAAGAAACTATCAGATTTATTTGAAGAAATTTATAATAACTCTAGAGAAACAAAATCTCAAGTAAAGGGTCTTATAGGAGAATTAAAACCTTTAATAGAGAATATTGGAGACGCCACCCTACTTGTACCTATGATTAAAGAGTATATGGAGATAGGAGTTAAAAATGATGAACATCTAATCAAACTAGCAACAGTTATCCAGAGAATAGAAGCAATACAAGCAAAAAGCAGCGGAGATGAAATGTTTGACTTCTCGGAACTACAGAATTTATTAGAAGAGACAGAAGAAGTTAAAGAGGAAGTAGATAAGAAGAATGAAGAAGATTAATGGCAAACTATAATACTAATTTTAATAGCAATTCTTTTAGTAATACAAGAGGAAGTGATTCAAGAACAGCTTCTAAATCTTTCGGTAGAGTATTAGATATTATCTTAGATGAAAATCATCCAGAATACGAAAGAAAAGGAGGAGCAAAATCCATAAACGGTGTATTCTTTAGATATCAAAACTCTATCACTTCTGAAGATACTTCTAATAACTTAAAATTTGCATACCAAGGCACAGGTCAAATAAAAACAGTACCTGTTATTGGTGAAATCGTAGAGATAGTTTCTAATCCAACGTCAAATAAAACACAACTTGCTCAAGTAAAAACCCTATATTACTCAAAAATAGTCAATATTTGGAATAATCCAAACTGCAACACATACCTAGATGTATACTCTAATCAAACATTAGATATAAGTAAAAACGGAGAATTTACAGAAGAAGCTACTATCAATCCTATAAAATCTGCAATAGGAGATATCCAAATAGAAGGTAGGCAAGGACAGTCTTTAAGATTTACCGGTGCTAAGGGTTCTGCAAATAACTTTATAGATGATACAAATAAAGGTAAACCTGTAATTTTAATAAGTAACGGTCAAATAGAAACAGAGGATGGGTTTACAACAATAAGTGAAGATATAAATGAAGATGCATCATCACTCTACTTTCTATCAGATCATAAAGTAGAGCTTAAACAAGCTAGTACTAGGAGAAAATCTTACGATGATGCTCCTATAGAAGCAGATCAATTTAAAGGTAATCAAGTTATCGTAAATTCTGGTAGAATATTTTTCAATGCAAAGACTAACGACATACAGTTATCAAGCAAGGACTCTATAGGATTAAACTCAAAAGAAAGCATAAATCTAGATTCAGACAAATACATATGTTTTGATAGTCCTAAAATACTATTAGGAGAAAAAGCTAGAACTGCACCTGAATCTAACAAGGAACCAGTTCTACTCGGTAATCAAACTGAGCTTTTGCTAGACACACTATTAAATATGCTAAAGGACATGTCTAAAGATATGGCAAAAGCTAAAACTGTTGACGGTAAACCTATTCCAAATTTAAATAAAAGAGGAATACAAATGCAACCAATAATAAATGCATTACAAAGACAAATTAACCCAACCGGACCTTCTAGATTAAAATCTAAAAAAGTATTCACAGAATAATGGCAGTACAATCAGAATTAGCTAAAATAGTAGCAACACAAGCCGGTAAGATTCAAGGTGAATTGGAAGCAAGGATAATTTCTCAAGTATTTGAAATAAACGAGAAATTTAAAAATCAATGCCCAGAAGTTAAATCTTTAAAAAATATAATAGAAATAAGAAATAGTTTACTTAAAGTAGTAAACAGTTTTCAAAAAATAGTAAATAGGTATAAAACGTTGGCTAATTCCCTAAAACCGCCAATTAAAGCTGCTAAGATACTTATTCGACTACTTAAATTAGATCCAACTCCAATCGCTATAGGTACACCTCCTTTAAAAGATTTTGGAGGATTAATATCCAGTAAAACAGCAGGAATGCAAAACTCATCTGCTGATAGGTTAAGAAAGGTAGATAAGCTATTAGAAGCATTAGAAGATGACCTGAGAGCAATAGAAGAGTTAATAGGAGACATAAAACCTAGTCTCGATAGAACTAAGGAATTGTTAGAGAATATAAACTTGAATGTTCAAAACTGTGTAGAAAACTTAACAGATAGTGATAAAGAAGGAGTTGAAGAACTTATTAAAGATGTTCAACCTTTCGAAACTACAACGGAAGGTAGTGTAAGTGCTGAAGAATTTACCTATAGGAATACTCAAGGCATAGACTATACTTTAGAAATAGTAACAGAAAATACTCAAAATTCAATAGCACCAAAAAGGTATGCTATTGCTAAAGATAAAATCGGAGTCGTAATACTAAGAGGTCCAGCATCATTCAGCTCAGATACTAAAATATTACTTGATGAATTAAAATTTAGATTAGATAATCAACTTGCATAACACAACTATTTATAATTATGAAACTAGATCAACTGAGAAAAGTCATACGAGAAGAGGTAAAAACAGCTATGAGAGAAGAGCTGCAAGAAATAATGAATGAAGCTGTAAAAGCTGCATCAACTCCGGTAGAGCAACCAAAACAGACTTTTTATCAAGGTGAGTTAGGAACACTAACAACAGACGTAGCTGCACCAACCACACCTAAAAAATCAGCAGATCCTATAATGGAAATGCTTAATCAAACAAGAGCTACAATGACTTCAGAAGACTATAGAACAGTTACTTCTGCAACATCAGACATGGTTCAAAAACCAAACTTCGCTTCTATGATGGCAGGAAATATGGGGATGAGCCAACCAGTAGGTTCAAATAGACCAGCACCGGGTATAGATTTAAGTCAATTAGATTTTGTAAAAAAAGCAGGAGCAATTTATAGTAAAGCAGTAGAAAAAGATAAGCAAAAATATGGCGTTTAATAGGAGAACAATAAATCCACTAGATCAACAACCTAGAAAAGCAGTAGGTGTTTCCCTTCCGTTTTCTGGGCAAGCTGTATTTAATTCAACTTACCAAACAAAAGACGCTATAAAAACTAATATTATTAATTACTTCTTAACAGGAATAGGTGAAAGATATATGAATCCAACTTTTGGTACACCTTTAAGAAATCAATTATTTGAAAATATTACACAAGATAAATTATCTGAAATTAAAGATATTATTAGACAGGGATTATATTTATATTTTCCAAAAGTAATACCGTCAGTTATGGATTTAGAAAGCACACCGGATACTAATACTATATCCTTTTTTATGAGCTATTCTATTTCAGAAACAAACATAGAAGATGAATTACTTATAAATTTTGAAATATAATGAATCAAGATAGAGATATAAAATATGTAGATAGAGAGTTTAGTGACTTTAGACAGCAACTTATAGAGTACACTAAAAACTATTTTCCCGATAGCTACAACGACTTTTCTCCAACATCTCCAGGAATGTTATTTATTGAAATGGCATCCTACGTAGGTGATGTCTTATCTTTCTACCAAGACACTCAACTACAAGAAACATTTCTACAATACGCTAAAGAACCAGGTAATTTATATACGTTAGCGTATATGATGGGATATAGGCCAAAAGTGACTACCGTCGCAGAGGTAGAAGTGGAAGTATCACAAAATGTAGCAGCAGATGGAGTTACAAGTCAACCAAACTGGGATCAAGCATTAACAGTAGCACAAAACGCTATAATAAATTCAAACTCAGCAGGGAATATACCATTCCTTATATCAGAAGAAATAGACTTTAACTTTTCCAGCTCTTACAACCCTACAGAGGTAACGATATCTTCTATAGATGGTGGAACAGGTCTTCCAACGGAATTTTTATTAAAGAAAAAAGTAAAAGCCACTTCTAGCGAAATAAAAACAATTACAGAAACCGTAACTACTGCTGAAAAGTTTAAAACTATAACTATAGATGATACTAACATTATAGGTATATTAGATATAACTGATACAAAAACTGGTGATAGATGGTACGAAGTTCCTTTTTTAGGACAAGAAACAGTATTTGTAGATTCTGATAATGGAGGTAGTGATTCTAACCTAGTTCCTTTCTTGGTAGAATTACAAAAAGCCCCTAAAAGGTTTGTAACAAGGTTTAATTCTCAAGGTCAACTGCAAATACAATTTGGAGCAGGAACTATAGGAGATACTGACGAAACATTTACACCTGACCCTACTAATGTAGGTATAGGTACACCAGACGGAATAAATACTTTAGATAAAGCTTATGATCCATCTAACTTTCTATACACAAGAACATACGGGTTAGCACCTTCATCTAATACTTTAACTATAAGGTACTTAGTTGGAGGAGGAGTAACCGCTAACGTACCAGCGAATACTCTAACTCAATTCACCGCTACAGTTACAGCAATAGACAATACCTACGAAAATACATTAGCTTTCAATAACCCAAAAGCTGCAACAGGTGGTAAAGACGGAGATACTGTAGAAGAGTTAAGACAGAACTCTTTGAAATCTTTTGCAGAACAAGGTAGAGCTGTAACACTACAAGATTATACAATAAGAGCTATGTCTCTCCCTTCTAAATACGGTTCAGTTAGTAAGGTGTATGTAATCCAAGATGAATTAAATAGTACAAAAAGCACAACAGACAGTATAATCGACAGTAATCCATTAGCATTATCCCTATACGTACTAGGATACGATAATAACAGCAAATTAATTACAGCAACAGAAAACTTAAAGCAAAACTTAAAAACATACCTAGCAAACTATATTCCTATTACAGACGCTTTAAATATAAGAGATGCATTTATAGTTAATATTGGAGTAAATTTCGACATCCTAGTAAGGCCTAACTTCAATAGTAGAGATGTAATTCTCAACTGCACTAATACGTTAGTAGATTACTTTAACATAACTAAATGGAATATAAACCAACCAATAAACCTGTCATCTATATACAGTCTGTTAGATAGAGTTACCGGAGTACAGACAGTACAGAAAGTAGAAATAATAAACAAACAAGGAGGTGATTATTCTGAATATGCTTATGATATTAAGGGAGCAACTAGAAATAATATAGTATATCCATCTTACGATACTATGATATTTGAAGTAAAGTTTCCAAATGTAGATATAAAAGGTAGAACAACAACATTATAATAATGGCAGTATACAATATTTTCCCAGAAAAAGATTCATTTATATTCTCAGAATACCCAACCGGCAACGCAGGTAAGGATGAAGTTATAGAGATTGGCGGCTATCCAAATATAGTTAATGTTGGACAAGCAAGCCGAATATTAATTAAGTTTTCCGATAGCGATATAGATGATGTAATTGATAATAAAATAGGGAATACAAACTTTAGTTCTAGCCTACATTTATACTTAGCAGAAGCAAGTGATATACCTGTAGATTTTACTTTATACTCTTATCCAATCTATGTAGCTTCTGCAGACTGGGATAACGGTGTAGGAAAGTACGGAGATATTCCAGTAAATAAAACAGGAGTTAGTTGGGAATATGAAAGAGCTAACGAAACATCTGCCTGGTTAACAAGTGGATTTCCTAATTTTGTTACTGCATCCTTTACCTCAAGTCTTCAAGGAGGCGGCACATGGTACACAGCATCAAACGGGGAAAGTATGGAGTTTAGTAAAACCTTCAGCCTCAACTCTAATTTAGACCTGGATATTAACGTTACTCCTGCAGTTAAACAAATATACAATAATACGTTAACAAATAATGGGTTTATAGTAAAGTTACAAGATAACTTAGAGTTTGACGATGTAATTAACACAAGGTTAAAGTACTTTGGAGGAGATACTAACACTATCTACCCACCATTTCTTCAAATATCTTGGGATGATAGTTCATATAATACAGGCAGTTTAAGCGTACTATCCACAGATAAGTGTAATATTGATATAACAAATAATAGAGGAAGATATGTTGACTCTGGAAAACAGAGATTTAGAATTTCTGCTAAACCTCAATACCCAACAAGAGCATTCACAACCTCATCAGTATACTTAACTAATTACGCTCTTCCATCAGCATCTTATTGGGGTATAAGAGATGAAAATACAGAAGAAATGATAATTGATTTTAGTACTGAGTTTACTAAGATAAGTTGTGATTCTGAAGGACCCTATTTTGATGTCTATATGGATGGGTTGCAGCCGGAAAGATATTATCGTATATTGATTAAAACAGATTTAGATACAAGCACCGTAGTGAGAGATAACCAAAATGTGTTTAAAGTTGTAAGAAATGGCTAAAGAGAGAATAAGCATATATAAAGAAGTATTTAATAAAAGAGAAGTAGATACTGTAGTGGATACTGAGTTTAAAACCTTCACTAAACCGGTTGAAGAAACTGACACAGATACAGTTGAAGAGCTTTTTAGACTTTACGATAAGCTCTACTATACTATACCTACAGAAGGAGAAGATAAATCTCACCAATACCTTCTAAGAAGAAGTTCAGAACTAACCAGTTTAGATAAATCATCCGAAGATATTCAACCTCTATTAGATGAAGTTGCTCAATTGAGACAACAGTTACTAGATGCAAACCAGCAAATTTTCGAATTAGAAAAATAGATAATGGTAAAAATAGAACATAATATAGTAAAGATAAACCCAGAAAGTTTTTCAAACTTAGATTACTTATCTCAAGATGATGAAAACTTATTAGAGCCGGTTGAAGTTTTAAATACTTTTGCTCCTAGCGATAATTTTATAGAATTAACATACTTTTCTCTAAACGGTGAAAAACTAACAACTATAGAGAACTATACAAATTATGCTGTTCTTACTGGAGATACTATTAATAATGAAAAAGGAACAAAAGAAATATCTATTGATGTTATCAAGGATTTTAAACAATATAATGCTGAGACATCTGAAGTAGTTGCACTATATAATTTTCTTGACTATTCTTATTCTAAGACAAACACATCAGAGGATTTTTATATAGAGAGTATATCCCCAGATAGAACAGAGCTCAGGCTTATATCGGTAAATTTAGACGCTAATAAAGTTTTAGAATACACTAATGAATTAATAGATAAGAGAAATAGTAGTCCTTATGCGTTAGAGTTATTTCTATATGAAGGAAATAATACTTTCTACTCACTAGTGAATATAGATATAGAGGTATTTAGAAATACATACGGAGTATTAGTAAAACTTCTCGAACCACTACCACAAAATATTGTATTAAAAAGTAGATTAAATGTAGTAGAAAAAGTATCTGAACCGGTTGCCTATAGGGTAATTACTAACATAATACAAGAGGAGGAAAAAGTACCTACACTAAGAAGTGCAAACTTTGATATAGATGTAGAAATACA